CTTCTGGCTATACCACGCAAATCAAGCTTAGGCGAGTATTGGAGGGATATTGATGGGGCCTGATGAAATTCTGTCCCGGCTCGTTCAGATCGGCACCGTCACGTCCCTTGATGCGGCAAAGCGCCGCGTCCGTGTTAAGTTTCAGGACACCGGCCATACCTCTGGATGGCTCTATGTGCTGCAGCGTTACAACGAGAGCATCTACATCGAGCCAGACGGAGAGCATAGCCACGGCGGAGCGGTCGGCGAGGAGCCGGACCACAACCACACCCGCTCTCACGTCACCTACTGGATGCCGAAAATCAACGATACCGTGGTCGTCCTCTATCTGCCGGTGATGGATGGGGACGGTTTTGTTTTGGGGAGGATTTGAGTTATGGCAGTTATCGGCTGTTTGGGAGACATTGTTTTTCAGGTCTCCGATGATACGATCAGGACGATCAATAACATGAAGTGGTCCGGGTCTGCCCGATACTCCACGCATCAGCGGCATCTCACAAACGCCCTCACGGAGTTTACCGGCATCGACCCGGATAAGATGTCTTTCGACATTATCCTGATTCGGCACCTCGGCGGCGACCCTGTAAAGACTGTTGCAACGCTGTTTGGCTACGAGCGGAACGGCACGCCGCTCTCGCTTGTGATCGGCAGCAAGGGCTACGGGAAATACCGCTGGACAATCCTTTCTCACGAAATGAAAACGCAGATGCACGATGGCGCCGGCAACATTGCCAGCGCCATCGTTTCTATCAGTCTGCAAGAGTATTTGAGATCGTGAGGTGCGCGAATGACCTACAAAGTAACCGCCGCAGACCTCAACGGTCTGCATCTGAATGTCACGGACACCGTTGCTTCCGTCGTTCAGAATATCGCCGTTTTACTGGCGACCAGGAAGGGCGATGTTCCGCTGTACCGGGACTTCGGCCTTTCTCAGACGTTTGTGGATAAGCCGATCCCGGTGGCTCGCGTTCTGCTCTATGCCGAAATCAAGGAGGCTGTCGAGCTGTACGAGCCGCGAGCCGAAGTGGTCGACATCACATTCCAAGAGGACCGCTCCGTGCCGGGGCGCCTGATTCCGACTGTGGAGGTGGAAATCATCAATGAGTAGAAACACCCAGTATCAGTTCGTCTCCACCGATACGGAGGCTCTGGAGGCTGCGCTTGTTGCCAGTTACGAGAAGATCGTCGGCATCGGCCTGAAGCCCGCCAGCCCCGAGATGCTTTTCGTGAAGTGGGTGACGAACATCATCGTCCAAGAACGGGTGATGAACAACCATACCGGCAATCAGAATGTGCCGAGCCGCGCAGAAGGTGAGAATCTGGATGCGCTGGCCGAGCTGTTCTATGTTATAGAACGCCCCGCCGCAAAAGCGGCTGTCTGCACTGGGCGTTTCCACATTTCCGAAGCACAGGAGACGGCGATCCTTGTGCCTGCCGGCACCCGTGTAACGGACGCCGACAAAACCCTTGTCTGGGAGACCGTTGCCGATGTGTTCGTCAACATCGGCGACCTCTACGCCGATGTGCAGATGCGCTGCCAGACCCCCGGCATTATCGGCAACGGTTATGCTGCCGGGCAGCTGAACACGATCGTCGACGTGTACGACTACTACGAGCGGTGCGAGAACATTACGGCCAGCGGCAGCGGCGCAGACGTGCCGAGTGACGAGGAGTTCTATCAGCTGATGCGAGCCAGCATGGACGGGTACAGCACAGCTGGCGCGCTCGGCGGCTATGTCTACTTCGCAAAGCAGGCCTCCTCGGAGATTGAGGACGTTGTTGCCAACTCTCCGCAGGCGGGTCATGTGAGGATTTACGTTCTTCTGAATGACGGCTCTTTCGCCGGCGAGGAGCTGAAGGCTTCCGTCTTGGCTTCGTGCAGTAAAGACCGCACCCGGCCGCTGACCGACTACGTTCTTGTTGCCGATCCCGAGAAGGTGGAGTACGACATCGACTTCACCTACTACATCCCGAGCGATACCGCCCTCAGCTCTGCCGAAATCCAAAGGGCTGTGGAGGCGGCCGTGGAGGAGTACGTTGCATGGCAGCACGCGAAGTTCGGGCGCGACATCAACCCCTCGAAGCTCTATCAAATGCTGATGGCTACCGGCATCAAGCGCGTGGACATCACAGCTCCTGTCTTTACCGTTCTGCGTGACGGGAAGGACGGCGCCGTGCCGCAGGTCGCTATTAAGGCCGGGGCCACCATCAGGAACGGAGGCTACGAAGATGAATGAGCTGCATGGCATCACCGCTGAAAACCTCCTCGCTACGCTCCCGCCTGTGTTGCAGGGTGACGCCGAAATGCTGGCTCTCGCTACCTCGATCGCTGACGTCCTGGCGAAGCGTCCCGAGGAAATCCGCAAAATCCAGATTTACACCCGCATCGACGAGCTCCCGGAAGATCTGGTGGATATTCTGGCCTATGACTTCAAGGTTGACTGGTATAACTACGATTATCCCGTCGAGATCAAGCGCGACCTGCTGAAAAGCAGCTTTGATGTTCACCGGCACATGGGAACGCGCGGCGCCGTCAGCGACGCGCTTTCCGCCATCTATCCCGGTTCCACCGTGGAGGAATGGTTTGAGTACGGCGGCGAGCCGTTCTATTTCCGCATTATCCTCGATGTCACCCAGCAGCGCGTGTCGATCTCCAACGAGGAAATCGTGCGCGCTGTCAATCTCTACAAGTCGCTGCGCTCCCATCTGGAGGACAACTCCATCGGGTACCGCAGCCGCGCCACGATTGCCATCAAGACGTCCTGCGGGTATGTCGTCTATTCTACCCGGCTCTGCGGAACATACCCCATCAACGCCATGGAGGGCAGCATCGAGGAGAGCGGCATCACCATCGAATCGGCTGACGCCGGGGTTGCGTACAGCGTGAGAATGTGCGGAGCAACGCCCGGAAGCATTTTGTGAGGAGGTATCAACTATGATTGACCCCGCTGGCTTCGCCGATCTGCGAAGCTTCATCAAGCGCCGCATTTCCTATGCACGATACCGTGTCGGAAATGTGTTCACCAAAGCGTCCCTGTCTGATGTCGCCATTCTGGAAAACGGCACCGTCCGCGCCCAGCTGGTGATTGCTCCCGAGGAGACGATCACCGTCAACCGCGTGGAGCTGTGGAACAGCGCCGGTGAGCTTTGGGCGCATCAGGACTGCGACATCACCATTGCCGCAGGCCAGACCGGTATTCTGTACTGGTTTGACTTCAACATCATCGAAGAGGAGGGATAAGCCGTGTATCAGTATACCGACTGGAAAGACCATGTAACCTTGCCGGCGAACTGTTTTAAGATCACCGACAACGGCGACGGCACCGTGACGATCACCCCCGCCGGTACCGTCATGCAGCAGGGTACGCCGCAGGATCAGACGCACTTCGGCAATCTGGAGAAAGGCATGGTAGACGCGCACACCGCTGCGCTGCTCCTGTTGAACTTCGCCCGTCAGAATGCGTGGGAGGTCGAGCGCGGCACCAAGACGCTGACCAACAGCGCCAAGTACCCGTTCAACAGCTCCCAGTCCTCGGTTGCCCTGAGTCTGGGGCGCGAGAACGGCGACTACATCGTGCTCACCGAGGTCGTGGAGACCGACGGCAACGCGGGCGAGGTCGTTGTGTCCGACAAGCTGACCAACGGCTTTAAGCTGGCCTTTACCGGCTCTGCTACCACCGCGACCATCAACTACATCGTGATCGGAGGACTGTTGAGATGAACATTATCCACAAGAACGAGGGAGCAAAGATTCCCTACGAGGTTTTCGGGAACAAGATTTGTTTCGACGACGACCTGACTATCAATCTCGCCAAGCGTGAGGAGGACTGGCCCGTACACATCGATGTCTGCCATGACGCGGACGGCGAGCTGGTGATCGGCGCTGCGGCCGGACGTGCCTACGTCGCCGAGATCGACATTCCCAAGCGCGAGTACATCGAGAAAGAGGCCGAGGAGGGCGTTGCAACCGACGAGGGCGGCATGAACGGCGGCCCGACTATGGAGGCGGTGCCCTTTGACATCGACCGCGTGACGCTCACTCTGTGGGCTGTTGAGTAAGGAGGTACATCATGTCCAACTTTGACCTTTCCGCCCTGGCTCTGGCGGCTGTCTGCCCCGGCAACGAAATTCTCTATGACGACAAGGGTATGCCCTCCGTCATGGTGAAGATTCCCAAGATGACCTATGCACAGCTCGGCCTTGGCGCGTCCACCGCCGTCCATCCCGCGTTCATTGTCAATGGCCGGGAGGTCGACGCCATCTATATCTCCAAGTATCAGAACATCGTCCAGAATGGCCGCGCTTACTCTCTGCCTGCGCAGGACCCCAGAGCAAACGTGACCTTCGATCAGGCGGTGGAGTACTGCGCTGCCAAGGGTGACGGATGGCACCTCATGACCCGCGCTGAGTGGGCAATGATTGCTCTGTGGTGCAAGAACAACGGTTTCCTGCCTTGGGGCAACAACAACTACGGCAAGGACACCCGCGAGACCAACTACAAGGCTATCCCGACCATGAAGGACGGCGCCAACATCTGCCGTGTAGCTACCGGCACCGGCCCGCTCAAGTGGAGCCACGACGGTACCCCTGCCGGCATCTGGGACCTCAACGGCAACGTCTACGAGTGGGTCGGCGGTATGCGCACCGTGTACGGTGAGATTCAGGTGCTGGCGAACAACAACGCTGCGGACAGCTCCCATTCTCAGGCGGCTTCTGGTGCCGAGTGGATGGCCATTGACGCCACCACCGGCGATCTGATTGCCCCCACCGGTAACGGCAACACCGCCAACAGCCTGAAAATGAACTGGACTGGCAGCGTCTGGCAGTGGAGCACCACTGACCCTGTTGATGCCACCAACACCTATCACGGCTGCGCCTTCGAGAGCGTTACCGTCGATGCCACCGTCAGCGACGCCGCCAAGCTCACGCTGCAGGCGCTCGGCCTGTATAAGTACGACACCACCTCTGGCGCTTACGAGGGCGACTATGTGTACGCCAACTGCTGCGAAGCCGAGCGGTCTTTCCTCTGTGGCGGCGGCTGGAGCTATGGTGCCGATGCTGGCGTCTTCTACCTCAGTGGCAGCCGTGGCCGCGCCCGCTCCGCCTCGAGCATCGGCTTCCGCTCTGCTTTTGTCAAACTGCCTACTGACTGACGGTGTTCTGTTGGCTACGCGGTAGCGTAGCCATTACCGCGCGAAGCGCGGTCGCGCAAATTTTGAAAATAACGTATTTCGTTATTTTCTCCCCTTTGCCCCCATTTCCGACCCAGTTCGGGTAGAATACACCCGACGGATCGGAACAAGGGGGCGAGGCGTCATGGCCGAAGAATTGAAGATCCTGCAAAAAATCTTCGACATGATGGAATATGCCTACCCTGCGCTCGCGCAGTTCCCCAAGTCCGAGAAATTTGCCCTTGTCACCGATATAAAGCACAGCATGGATATCCTGTTGGAGCGGTGTATCGAGGCACAGAAAAAGTATTATAAAAAGACCACTTTGCAGGACATGGACGTGGAGATTATGAAGCTCCGCGCATATCTCCGCTTGTCGTTCAGGCTCGGCTTCCTTCCCATGAAGAAGTACGAGATATGGTCTGAAATGTTGGTCGAGATCGGCAAGATGTTAGGTGGGTGGTTGAAGTCCGTCAACAGCAAACCCACTTAATACGGGGAACAGGCTGTTGCGGTCTTTCAACTGTGGCGGCAACTGGAACAATGGTGCCAATGCTGGCGTCTTCTACCTCAATGGCAACAATGGCCGCGCCAACTCCAACTCGAACATCGGCTTCCGCTCTGCTTTACCTCCAAGCCAGATATTCCGCACCTACTGGGTGCGGTTTCAGTGCAGAGGTGATAAAGGAGCCTGTTTCCCCGGTCGGCGTTTGCTGGCCGAAAAATATCAGCTGCGAATACCGGCGTTCCGACCCCGATCGGTACGGCGCCTGTAAAGCGCGGCCTTCGGGGGAACGGCGTTATGGAAAAGCACTCTCATGTTTTCGAGCAATTCGCATCTTTCGACAATATGTATGACGGATATCTTCTGGCTCGCCGCCATAAGCGGTACCAAGATAAGGTGCTGGAATATTCCGCCAACCTCGAAGAAAACATCATCAATGACATGAACAGGCTCCAATGGAAGGAGTATGAGCCGGGAGAACTTCACCAGTTCTACGAGTATTTCCCGAAGGTGCGCCTGATCCACTCTCTGCCGTTTGCGGATAGAGTGGTAAACTGCGCCGCCTACAAAGTCCTCTGGCCGATCTATTCGCGCTCGTTCTACGAGCACAGCTATGGCAGCATTCCCGATCGGGGAACGCTCAAAGCTGTGCTGCAGGTACAGAACTGGATGCGCCAAGTCCAGCACAAGCCTCAGCAATGGTGGATCGGCAAGATGGACGTTGCAAAATTCTTCTTCCGGGTGCCGGTTGACGTGCAGCTGAGGGAACTTGGCCGACCGTTGAACGACCCGGATATGATGTGGTTTCTCGAAACGGCTATCCGCTGCGACGGACGACCGTTCGGTCTGCCGCTCCATTGCACCGACGTTACCACCGCTGAGCGGGTTGCCGGCCGTGGAATGCAGGTCGGCTCGCTGATCTCGCAAATGACCGCTAATGTCGTGCTGACGCCGCTTGACCATTACGCGAAGCGGGTGCTTCGGGCGCCGTTCTACGCTCGCTACATGGACGACATGATAGCCTTTGCTCCATCCAAGGAGCAGATGTGGGACATCATCGGCGGCGTTGACGACTTCCTTCGGGAGCGTCTGGGCTTACAGCTCAATCACAAAACAGCGGTTATCCCGGTCGGTACCGGCGTCGAGTTTGTCGGCCGCCGCATCTGGCCTGAGAAAATCGAGCTTCGCAAATCTACCTCGCTTCAAATGAAGCAACACCTGGCATACGTCATGGAACACTACGCCACCGGCGAGCTGCCGCTGGAGTACTGCAACAGCGTAATCATCAGCTATCTCGGTTTGATGAAACATTGCAACTGTGACGCCCTCAGAACGAAGGTGCTCAACGACTTCGTTCTGATCCGCAAATCCCAAGAGTAATTTCATATCGACATAACAGCAGTTCTGCTTCGGCGGGGCTGCTGTTTTGTTATGCACAAACCGAGAGGGGTGATTCAGAATAGAGACCATTACTTTGAACGTCGGACAAATCCTCGGTGCGCTTGTCGCGGCCATGGGCATCCCCGGGGCCATCTTCGGCTTGCTGATCTGGAACTTCCAGAGGAAGATTACCAACCGGGACAAGCAGCGCGAAAAAGAGGAGGAAGCCGCACGGAAGAGGGCCGAGGAAAAGGAGCGCGACCGGGAGGAGCTGGAGCTTATCATCGTGCAATGCACCAGTGCCGCCATTGCTCTTGGCGAGGCCACGGCCAGAGCTGTCCAGAGGATCCCGGACGCTCACTGCAACGGCGATATGAAGAAGGCGTTGAAGTACGCCACCGACGTCAAGCATAACCAGAAAGAATTTCTGACCAGAAAGGGCATTCACGCCCTGATTGAGTGAAAGGAGAATTCCCTGTGGAAATTATCGACATCACCATTGTCCGGCTCGGCATCGGCCTGCTGCTGCTGATCCTGGCTAATATTGCGCTCGGCTCCGTCAATGCGTTCATTGAGGGGACGTGGGATTCCACGAAGTTCCGCAACGGCTGTATCAAGGGCGGCGCCATTGCCGCGGCGCTCGTAGCGGTTTACCTCGCCGGGTGGCTCAATCCCGATCTGTTCGTGGTGGAAGCGGAAGGCCAGCAGGTTAACCTTATGACCGCTGTGCATATCGCGCTTCTGGCCTCGTTCACGGTCTACGCTATTGACGTGATTAAGAAACTGAAAGATATGCTTACCACCGAAACGCCCGGCGGTTTGGTCGAGCTTTCCGAAGCTCCCGAGCCTGAGCCCGAACATGAGATTGAGCTTGAGCCCCCCGAGCCTGCCAATCCCGACGCTATCGAGGAGGAATAATTATGACCCCTGTTGAACGTCTGATTGCCGCAGCCCGTGCGGAAATCGGCTATCTGGAGAAAGCCACCAATGCTCAGTTGGAGGACAAGACCGCCAACGCGGG